TTAGAGCAGGAGAAATTAAGTGACGAGACAACAGGCGGTAAGTGGGTTCCTTCTGATAACGGTAGTACCTTTATTGTGGATATTCTCCCCAACTCCGAAGATACCAGCGTTCCAGAATACGAAGATAGAAGCGCAGACCAAAGCAACAAAGGAGCAGAAGCGTGAGAACCGACGGATCATCCTCGAATATAGTCAAGCTCTCGGATATAAGACGCGAGAAAGAGAATGTCTCGTCACCTTATGGACCCGTGAAAGCAGGCTTGACCACCTCGCAAAGAACCAGCGAGGATCGTCAGCTTACGGAATTGCTCAACTGCTTGGAGAACGCAGTAGCGAACCTGAACTCCAAGTCCTGCACGGTATTAGATACATTGGAAAACGCTATAGCGGGAGCGCGTGTCGCGCTTTACGGTTTCACACAAGACACAACTGGTACTGATACACTATAGATCTGTAGGCCTCTATCCTCCTACTAACGCAAGGCCCGTCGGTTTACGCATTTCCGGCGGGCTTTGCTATTTCTTCTTAATCCAGTACTGAGTATTAACTTCTAGTACTTCGTACTCGCCCTCGTGACGGTGGAGGAAGAGGTCAATGCCTAGCTTGGGTGCAAGCCAAGGATTACCTGACTCGTGGTTCCAGGTGTAGTCATCGAAGGCAAGTATGCCGTTAGGCATAAGCCAGGGCCACGCCAGTTCAGCGTCTACCAATACACCAACAGTAGTGTGGTCTGCGTCTATGTATATGAAGTCATAACCTAACAATGTACTACCAGCAGTAAAGAAATCAACAGTAGAGATACGCTCTGACTCTACGTTCTTAAACTTATTTACTTTAGATAGATAGGTTTTATATACATCATCAAAGTTCATCACCTCGTGCGCTGACTCTTTACTGCCACGCCACGTATCAACGTCAAGCAACTCTGAATACTTACCCGTTAAAACATTCTCCAGTAGCCATACGCTAGCGTCTCCAGTAAAGACACCAAGCTGTAAGAATTGCAAACCCTCTTGCCCTGCTAGTGGGAGCAGGTGCTTCTCGAAGTTAGGCTTAGCAGTCTGTGTAAACCAATCAGGGTATGTCATTTGTTATCCGTACTATAGAAACCAGAACCGTTAAATGAGATACCGCCGAGCGCCCACACGCGGGTCATATGGTTCTGACATCCAGTGCAGATAGGCAAGACTTCAGCCTCAGCCATACTGCGCTCAACGCTATGTGTTGTACCGCACGCGTCACACTTGTAATCGTATGTCATATCTCTATCGCATCCTTTATATCTAAGTACCCAACCATCTTCATTTTGTTGCCGCGATCATAGAAGTCAGTAACTATGGGTAGCTCTTGCTTCTGCCACGCAGGTTCAGGTATCTCAGTCAGGTCAAACGAGTATATACCAAGAGGCGTAGAGTTAATATAAAAAGGTAGTAAGTCTCGCTCTGCGCTGTACTGGAGCAGGTGTTGGTACTTAATCTTCTCTATCATCAGCGTTGGGTAATGGGTACGCCTGCATTTGAGTTCTATGTAGTGGCCTGCCATCTCAGAGATGCAATCAAAGGCGTCGTAAGTACCGGTGCTCTGAACTAAGTCCGGATACATCTCCCGCTTGAGAAACTCAAAGAGGTCGTACTCCTCAATCACTTGAACGGACTCTCTCCACCAAGCAACTTAATAAGGTTACGCATAGCGCCATTAATTCTGCGATCTGCTGTACTGGTAGCACAACCTAACAACTCAGCTATCTGCGCCAGGGTAAGGTTATTGTGGTGACGATAGACCAATAGAGTCTGGTCATCTTTATCTAATAACATATAACAACGTTTGATATCTAATAGTGTGGCGAGCAGGTTGCCACCTTCTGCTGGAGAGGATGAACCTTTAGGTTGGCTATCTATAATCATCTCTTGCGCTTGCTCTAGCACTGTTCCATCAACGATGGATGCAATAACGAATGGCAGTAGCTGACCGAGAGTTGCGCTCTCGTAATAGGCTTCATCGTTTGGCTGATAGCCAGACTTAATAGCCTTCTCTCTGCGTGCGTAACGCTCAGCAGCACGCCTCATTTGCCACGCTACACGTTGCACGTTATGTTTATGCTCTGGGTGGCTCTCATCTAACTGCTCGTTGATATAAGCAGTGCGACCTACCGCCCACTTGTAACACTCTTGTTGTACATCATCAGCTTCAACGAATGCGCGATAGCGACGAGCAATGCTGGCAGCCATAGGTGGCACCAGTTCGTAGACCATAGGGTTTAGTTCAGTCATTGTAAATTCTTTCTTTAGCAATCTCGTAGTATTCAGCGTCCATCTCGATACCTATAAAATTGCGGTCCAATAATTTACAAGCCAAACCAGTAGTGCCTGAACCCATAAACGGGTCTACTACTGTGTAATCAGGTGGCAATATTCCTATAATTCTTTTCATTACTTCTAAAGGCATTTGGCAAGGATGCTTTGTTTTTTCTTTTGAAACATTTTTAACTTGGTTTATTTCCCACCAGTCATACAGTCTTGCTGTCTTGCCCTCGGCAATTCTTTGCATAATTCTTTTGTCTGTAGGGTTTTTATATGGCTGACCATATTGCTTAAAGTCTGGCTTAATACCAAAAAACGCTATGTCTCTGTGTTGTTTTGCTGTATTAGAGTTATACACCCAACTAACAACTTTCTCAGGAAATTCACCAACCTGGAATGCTATCTTATATATTTCTTCTGGATAATGAATGACAACAAACGGTGAGTACTGGAATACATCTGAAAGCATTTCATAATACTCTTCTGATTCCATATTATCTTTGTAGTTATTGTAGTGATACCCGATATTAAAAGGCGGGTCGGTGACAACCACAAACTTTTCTTCTCTTACTTTTATTTTAGGAAGTTCCTCTAAGGAATTACCCAATATCAATTCAATTTTTGTATCAGTCACAGTCCAACTCGTTACTCTCCATAGTGGAGGCTAGGTTAAGCAACTTGATAGCAAGGAAGTCTATGTAATTACTAGCATCTGCTAGCTCTTCAATTAGTTCTCGGACTGTGTCACTTGCAGTAAAGCTCTCAAACTTCTGGCCTTTAGCGTGTGAGTATTGGTCGTGGCCTATCTTCTTAACGCGACTAGCACGAAGGCTAGCAAAAGACTCAATAAAAGATACGAGGTCATCAGTATCAACTCCAGTGGTTCTGTAATCAACCACCGCAGGGTGGTCTACTAACGGGTTGGTTGGGGACGTATAACTATTGTCTCTGTTGAGTAGTCCTGGCTCAGGATCTGGAAGCCCATATGCTGAATAGTCTGTAACGTTTTTACCCATTCGTCTCTACTCACCTCTCGCGCCTTTACTTAAGTTGCACACTCCGTGTGCAGGTCTGACGTTATCTATTGTATCAGGTCCACCTTTTGAAATAGGGATTATGTGGTCTATATGAAGGCCGTGTTCCCATCCTTTTTCTCCAGTTTTTCTTGGAGCATTGATATCTATTTTATCTCCACAAATATGACACATAGTTCCATACTTGTGTAAAACTTCAAACCATTCATAAGGTTCAGAAACAACGTGGGCTTCTCTTGCTCTGCGCTGACGTCTGTATTCTCCTGCTTTATGCGGGTACTTGGTCTTATATTCAGCCTTGTATACTGCATCTTTTTCTTTATTTTTTAATCGCCAAGCACGTTGAGTAGCGTTGGCTTTCTCTTTATTTTTAGCACGCCATAATCTTTTGGCTTCTCGAAGTTTTTCTAAATTATTTAATCGGTAAGCCTTCTGCCATTTATTCTCTGCCATTGGTATCACCTACTAGCAAAGCTCGCGTTGCGTCAGCACCGTTGGCTAGGTAGTAATCATTTATGTCCATCCCTGGTGGAAGTGTAACAATAACTGAGTTCAATATCTCATTAGCCACGCGCTTACTAAACTCTGCTCCTGGGTTAGAGCCATCCTCTTTAATGTCGTTATCTCCTACAATAAACACAGTGTCATATCCGTTAAGTAACCTAGCAAAGTGTGGCTTCCAAGCCTGCACTCCTGGTACTCCAAT